GTGACCGGCCTCGAAGATCTCATCGCCGCCGCCATGGCGGCTCCGCCCGAACGACGGGAAGAGGCGCTGCGGTTGTTGCAGGGACAACTGCCCAAGCCCGAAGCCTACCTCACCCTCTCCGAGTTAGCCCGGCGCTTGGGCGTGTGCCGGGGGACGCTGCGCCGCTGGCGCGTTCCGGGTCACGACCTGGGCGGCTACCGCCGCTACCGCCTCACCGAAGTCGAGGCGTACTTCCGAAGCGATGCCTTTCAGCGTCGGCAAGCAGCCCTTCGAGCCGAAGGCCGCGATGCCCGCGCCCTCGCACGATTCCAATTTGGCGACGGTCTTTCCCGGCCAGTCCGACGCCAACTCAACCCGGCCGGTAGCAAACAAGCAAACGCAGTATGAATGACACGCAAGAGCAACATCGCAGAATCGACTGGTTCAAATCCTACCGAAACCTCGCACTCGCAGTCTGGGGCTTCCTGACCTACGTGGCGCTACTGGGCGGCATCGCCTGGCTGGTGGCGGCAACGGCGGGACCGAATCCCAAAGCAGTCGCCGTCATGGCTGTCATGTGCGCGACCTCCGTGAACTGGGTCATGTTCGCCGCCATCGAGCGGCAGACCCGCAACTGAAACCCTCAACCCGAAAGGAACAAGACCACTATGGCAATCCTCGCTCAACCCAGCAGCCACAATAACCCGTTCGCCGCGTTGATCGGCGACGCCCTCGCTCCCGCGGGGACGTTCATCGCGACCGTCATTGACATCCATGACGAGTTCGGCGTCACACGCCAGAAGTTCCAATCAACCGAGATGGAGAAGGTCGATTTGACCTGCTTCCTCTTCGGCCTTCGCGACGCGCAGGGCAACCCACATCGCGTCGCCAGCAAGCAGATGAAAATCTCGGGCAATGAGAAGTCGGCCCTATTCGGCTTCCTCAAGAGCCTGCTGGGTCGCGCGCCCACCTATGGGTGGGACTACTGCTCGCTTAAAGGGGCGAAGTGCCTGTTGACGGTCGAACACATCCAACGCCGCGACGGCAGCGGGGTGTTCGCGGCCATCGCCGCCCTATCGCCCGTCCCGGCGGGCTTCGGTCAAACCGCGCCGCAGCCGGCCCCGGCACCCGCAGCCCCGCAACCTCGCCCTCAGCCTGGGCCAGCACCCGCGCAGGTTCCAACGCCGCCCCCGGCGGCTCCCAACGTCACGGCCCCGGATGACGACATCCCGTTCTGAGTATGGCCGTTCTCTCCAAATCGAAGGTCCCGTCGGGTCACTGGTATCGGCTCGACGGGACTCCCGTTCACAAGTTGCCGACCGCTGACGGTCGCGGCGAACGTCCAACCACGGTAAAGGACGCCAAGCGCCTGGGACTCTACCCCAGCGTGACGAGCATCCTCGGCGTCCTCGCCAGGCCGGGTCTGGAGAAGTGGAAGCTCGACCAAGTCGCGATTGCGTCGCTGCGCACGCCCAAAACCTCAGACGAGTCCGAAGAGTACTGGTGCAACCGCGTGCGGAACGCGGCCTTCGAGCAGGTCGAGGAAGCCGCCGACCTCGGCACCATGATTCATGGTGCGCTCGAACTGGCGATGGCGGGCGAACCATACGCCGATGACCTGCGGCCTTACGTCGAGCCGGTGCTGAAGTGGCGGCAGGAAGTCGGCATCGAAATCATCGACCGCGAAGTCAAGCTGGTGAACAAGCAGCACGGCTTCGCGGGCACCGCCGACGTGCTCTTCCGCTACGGCCGCACCGGCATCGGCATCCTCGATTACAAGACGCGCAAGACCAGGCCGGGTGAGGAGGTCGTGGCCTATGACAACCAGGCGATGCAGCTCGCGGCTTACGGCGCCACGTACTGGGGCGAGGAGAGCGTAGGCCGGTTGCTCGCCGCCAACATCTTCATCTCGACCACCGAACCGGGCCGCGTCGTGGTGGTCAAGCATCCCGACGTTCCGCGTGACTGGCAGGCGTTCCGCATGGTCGCCGCGCTCTGGCGCTACATCAAAGGTTATGACCCCCGACAGCAAACGCCGGCATGATTCCCGAGCCGAACATGATCACGCCGGAAGCGTGGGCGCAGGCGGAGTGCGGCGGCACGGTCGCGGTCGATTTCGAGACGTTTTATACCGCTACCTACTCGGTCGCCGAACTCGGCCTGTGGGCCTACTGCCACGACCCTCGCTTTCAGGCGTACCTGGCGGCCGTGACTGACGGCGAGCGGACCTGCGTCTGCGCGCCGTCGAAGTTCCCATGGGCGACCATCGCGGGGCGGACGTGGGTCAGCCACCATCGAGACTTCGACCGCGCCGTGTTCGAGCGGCTCCAGGAACTGGGCACGATCCCTGCCGCGTCGGCGACGGCGGCGACCTGGGTCTGTAGTGCGGCCCTGTGCGCTTATCTGCAAATGCCGCGAGACTTGGCGGGCGCGGTCAAGGCGGTGTTCGGCGAGACACTCGACAAAGGCCCCCGCGACCGGGCCAAGGGTCGGCATCCTACTGAAGACTGCTTCCTTGCCGTCGAGATCAGCCGCTATGCCGGTCGAGACGCATTGGCGAGCCTGGCCCTATGGAATCACCTGGAGCGGCATTGGCCAGCGCACGAGCGCCGCCTCTTCGATCTGACCTCCGAAATGGGTCGGCACGGCCTCGCCGTTGACTGGGAGTATGTCCGTGCCAAGCGACTCGAACTGGAAGACCTGGCCGGCAGCATCGCCGACGCCTTGCCCTGGAAGCCGGCCACCTCGGTCAAGCAGTTCGAGGCGGCCTGCGAACGGATCGGCGTGCCCGCGCCGCCTTCCACGTCGAACGCCGACCCCGGCTTCGCGAGGTGGCTCAAGAAGCACCTCGACTCGGACGCCGCTACCTGGGTCCGGCACATGCAGCGGGTCCGGTCCGCCAACCGCACGGCGAAGGTACTGGAGTCGATGGAAGCCCGCCGGATGCCCACGGGGCGGATGGCGTATGAACTGAAGTATTTCGGAGCCAGCACGGGCCGGTGGTCGGGTGGTGGCGGGCTGAACCTCCAGAACTTGAACCGGAAGACCGCCGAGGGAGTGGACCTGCGCCGCGCCATCATCGCCCCGCCTGGGCACGTTCTCGCCGTCGCCGATTATAGCCAGATCGAGAACCGGGTGCTGCTCTACCTGGCCGGTGACACCGAGGCCCTCGCCCTGTTCCGCGACAACCCGAACGCCGACGCCTATGAAATTCACGCCCGGCGCACGATGGGCTACGCAGAATCGGAATCACTCAAAGCGTGGTGTGACCGGACAGGGTCAAACCTGCGGCAACTGGCCAAGGCTCGCGTCCTGGGCCTGGGTTTCGGCTGCGGCTGGCGCAAGTTCATCGACGTAGCCCGCGTGATGGCCGGCCTCGAACTGGGTGAAGATGAATCCAAGGGCATCGTCGAGGACTTCCGCCGATCCAACCCGCTGGTCGTGGACCTTTGGAACCGACTGCAAGACGCCTGCGCGGTGTGCGACGGCCGCCGCTACGCTCTGCCGCTCCCCTGTATGCAACACAACCCGGCGCTGAAGCGGTTCCTGTTTTACCGCGACGTGGTGGTCTCGAAGGATGACACCACCGCCACGGTGGCCGGCGAACGCATGCACGTGTACGGAGGGCTGATCGCCGAGAACTGGACGCAGGCGACAGCACGGGATGTTTTGGCGTCGGCGTGGCTCAGGTGCGCCCAGGCGGGCTTCGTGCCCGTCCTGAGCGTCCACGATGAACTCGTGTTCGAGTTGCCCGAAGCGAGCGCCGACCAGGACCTCGCCCAGATCATCGCCATCATGGAAACGCCCGTCCTCTGGGCACCTCACCTTCCGCTGAAGGTCGAGGGCAAGTTGATGCCCTTCTACGCGAAGTGACCCCCTATGGCTCTGCTCTACCCCTTTTCCCATCGAACCGCCGAACGCCTGCGGGCTATGCCCGGTCCCGGCGGAACTCATCGTTGGCTGGCCCAGGTTGCCAGCGGCCTGCGTCACTTACTCAGCGCCGAGCAGTCCTTCGCTTTCCTGCGCCGGTGCTGCGATGACTTCGTGGTCCATCGCCCCGTGCCTGACGCCGAGATCGAAGGGGCTGTCGAGCTCGCCTATGCGGGTCGCCCGGCGGCGCAGGTCAACTTCGGTCGGCATCCGGTCGATTGGCCGGAACCCAACCCGGCGCTCATTGCCAAGGTCCTCGCCGACGTGGCGCCCGCCTTCGATGTCGAACGCGATGCGGGCTTGGCTGCGAGCGATGTCCTGCCACGCCTCTTCCGTCCCGGTGAACTGATCTGTTCGGGCCGTAACACCGAGCGGGCAATGGTCCGGCCCCTCGAGGAAACCCTCGCCGACGCGGACTGGCTTCAGTTCATCGTGGTCAATCCGATGCGGGAACGCTCCGCGCTGAACTACCGGGGCAAGCCCTCGCCCCGCTGCCAGAACAACACCGGCCTGCGCCGGCACCTGGTTGCCGAGTTCGACGATCCGAACCTGACCAAGGCGCAGCAGGCTCGGCTCATCACCCAGTTGGCGACGTTCATCCCGCTGGTCCTGGTGGTCGATTCCGGCGGCAAGAGCCTGCACGGGTGGTTCCGCGTGGACCGCCACAACGCCCGCGACCAAGTCCGGTTTTTCTGCGTCGCCTGTCTGCTGGGCGCAGACCCGACGCGCTGGGACATCTGCGGCTGGCTGCGGATGCCCGGTGGCCTGCGCGTGGTCGAAGGCGTTCCTGCGGCGCGCCAGCATGTCCTCTACTTCAACCCAGAGGCCGCCTATGTCTGAAGCCTCCCCGCTGAACCATCTACTGTCCGGCTTCCTGCCCGCTACCGACGCGGAGAACGTCGAGAAGGAAGTGGTCAAGATCGAGGCCCTGCCCGTGGTGCGGGTGCTCGATGACCTGCGCACGCCCCCGGCGGAGAATGATCCGAGTGAACTGATCATGCACCGCTTCCTCTACCGGGGCGGTGTCTGCCTGCTGCTTGGACCGACTGGGGTGGGCAAGTCATCCCTGCTGATGCAACTGGCCATTCACTTCGCCCTGGGTAAGGCCCTCTTCGGCATCACGCCGGGGACGGCCTACCGCGAGCGCGGGATGCGCATCCTGCTGATCCAAGCGGAGAATGACGAAGGGGACCTGGCCGAGATGCGCGATGGCGTCCTGGCCGGCTGCGAACTGACACCCGCGGAGAAGGCGCAGGCGTCGAGCCGGATCATGGTCTGCACGGTCAACGACCGGAGCAGCGACAAGTTCGCCCTGACCCTCGACGCGCTCCTGACCGAACACGGTCCCTTCGACCTGGTGATGGTGGACCCGGCCTTCGCCTACCTGGGCGGGGACAGCAATAGCCAGAAGGATGTAAGCCGGTTCATGCGCGAACTCTTGAATCCGCTCCTGCACCGGCACCAGGTCGGGATGATCCTGGCGCACCACACCAACAAGCCGCTTCGCGGGAAGGAAAAGGACAACTGGGAAGCCGGGGACTACGCCTACCTCGGCGCGGGGTCAGCGGAATGGATCAATCCGGCGCGGGCGGCGCTCGCGCTCCGGTCCATTGGTTCAGACTCTGTGTTCGAGCTGCGTGCGCCGAAGCGTGGAAAACGGTTGCGGTGGGAGGATGACGACAAGCAGCCGACCGTCACCCAATTCATCGCCCATCACCGGGATGTCGGCGTCATCTGCTGGCGGAAGGCCGATCCAGCGGAAGTCGAGGAACTGCTCGCGGACAGTGGGCCGGGGCGTAGGCGAAAAACTCATCCCGTCGAGATTCTCCACTGCATCGCCGCCAATGAAGGACAGAGCCAGAGGACCTACCGGGCGATGGGCAGTCAGGTGTTGGGCTGCTCGGACGGGACGGTTCGCACTCTGATCGAGAACGCCCTCAGCAACGGTTGGATCAGGTTCACCATCAAGGGGAAGCAGAAGCTCTACGTCCTGACCGAGAAGGGAAAGGCTATGGGCAACAATCATTTGCCCACTCATGACTGGACGGGCAACTGGGCAGAAACCCTTTCGGAGGATAATTGACCATGCGTAACACACAGAACGGCAGACGTTTAACTCTTGTCCCCATGCCCGCTATGGGCAGTCAGGAATTTGATGGGCAGAAAACCCGCCCCCTAAAGGGGGCGCGGGTATTTCTGCCCAATGCCGAGGGAGGCGTGCAATGAAGGGCCTTTCACCTACCCAACGGACGCTTCGGGCGTTACGCGAACAGGGCCTGGTCTGCGCCATCGTCGAGAAGTGGAACCCGTACGGTGGTCCGCACGGCATCCGGCAAGACTTGTTCGGCATCATCGACGTGCTCGCCCTCGATCCGCAGCGCGGCGTCGTGGGCGTCCAGTGCACCGGGCAGGACTTCGCCGGCCACTTCCGCAAACTGACCGAAGAGCGGGCGCAAGAATGCCTGGACTGGCTGAGCACGCCGGGCACCGCGCTTGAACTCTGGGCCTGGCGAAAGGTGAAGGCGCAGCGCGGTGGCAAGCAACTGATCTGGCAACCCCGCGTCCAAGTTCTGACGCGGGTGGACTTCCAACCCAAGGAGGATGCGACGTGAAGGAAGAGTTCGATGAGGATTTCATGGCGGACAACCGCGACCCGCTCGACGCCCCCGACCAGGGCTTCGACTGGCAGGCGCTCTACCAGCGGCTGAATGAGGACGCGAGCAGCGGGGACAATGACCAGCGGCTATCCCAGACTGTAATCCGCCTGCTCCAGATGCTCCTGCCATTGTCCAGTCGCCGCATCCAGCCCGAATCCCTCGGCTTGCGCCTGATCGCGTTGGCCTGGGTCCTGAGTCCCGCCTACTTCGAGGGCAACCCGTCCATCCGCAGGCTCGCTCGCCGCTGCGGCGTGCGGATCGCCGCGCTGGCCAACTACACCGGCTACTACAGCCGCCTGCTGCGCTGGCGCAACCGGGGCCAGCGCCATGCCTGGAATTGGCTGCGCCATCGCACGCCCGTCCTTCGCGGCAGGAAGGCCAAATCCAAGTTGAAGCGTAACGTTCCCGCTTCGGGTGAACGGCAGCAGGCCGGCCCGAACCGGGGCAGAACGGCAGGTGCCTCGCAGTGCGAGAGCACGCCGCGGCAACCCGGTGGCGGTGTCGCCACTGTCGCGCCGTCGCAACGCACGAGAACCGGCAGAGAATGATCGAGACCGCCCAGAGAACAGCGCTGGCCGAACCGCCGCCCCCGCAGAGGGGTTGGGAAAGGAATCTTTTGCCTACCCCCGGTGGCCAGCAGGTATGGCGCCAGCGCCGACAACGCACATGAACGAACGAAAACCCAAAAAACGCGCAGAAGTTCCGCCAGACGCCTCGGGGCCGGCGGTGAATTGCGCCTTCGATGAACTGGTCCCGCTCGAAAAGCTGGTCCCGAACCCCCGCAACCCGAACCAACACCCGCAGGCGCAGGTGGCCTTGCTCGCGAAGGTGATCGCCCACCAAGGGTGGCGCTCGCCCATTGTGGTGTCGAAGCGGTCGGGCTTCATTGTGTCGGGCCACGGGCGCTATGAAGCGGCGAAGGTCCTCGGACTGACCCAAGTGCCTGTGGACTTCCAGGACTTCGCCACCGACGCCGATGAGTGGGCGCACCTGATCGCCGACAACCGGCTGGCGGAGCTAGCCGAAGCGGACAGCGCCGCGTTGAAGGAAGTCCTGGGCGAATTGAAGGCGGCGGACTTCGACCTCGACCTGGCCGGGTTCGATGCGAACGCGCTGGCGGGCTTGCTGGCCGACCCACCCGAACCGACGCCACCGGAGGACTTCACCGCCGTCGATGAAAATCTGCCGACCGAGTTCCAGTGTCCAAAATGCGCCTACCGGTGGAGTGGCAAGCCGTCGTGAGTGCGCCGAAGCCCAACACCGACCTTCAGACGCTGCGCCATGCTATCGACGGCATCGACGACGCGCTGGCCGGACTACTGGTTTGCCGGATGTGCCTGTCGCACCAAGCGCAGGCATTGAAGGCGCGGGCCGGACTTCCCGCCTTTGATGCGGACCGCGAAGTCGAAATCCAACACCGATATGACCAGCGCTGGTGCGGCGCGTCGGTCGTCGCCCGCGCCATCCTCAACTTCTGCCGTGAAGACTGACAAACCACCCTACCGCGTCCCCAGCATGGCGGAGATCGCTGCCGTGCCCCACAACGGTCTGCGCGTCATCTCGACGTTCAGCGGTTGCGGTGGGTCCTGTCTCGGATACCGGATGGCCGGCTTCCGTGTGGCGTGGGCGAGCGAGTTCATCCCGGCGGCGGCGGATGTGTACCGGGCCAACCACCCGGACACGATCCTCGACACGCGGGACATTCGGAAGGTTCAGCCCGCCGAAATCCTCGAGGCGGTCGGACTGAAGGTCGGCGAACTCGATCTGCTGGATGGGTCGCCGCCCTGCGCCAGCTTCAGCACCGCCGGCAAGCGCGAGAAGCACTGGGGCAAGGCGAAGAAATACTCCGACACAGTCCAGCGAGTGGATGACCTTTTCTTCGAGTACGTGCGACTGCTCGAAGGGTTGCGCCCTCGCGCCTTCGTGGCGGAGAACGTCAGCGGGTTGGTGAAAGGTGTGGCCAAGGGTTACTTCCTCGAAATCCTGGCCAGGCTGAAGGCGTGTGGCTACCGGGTGGGCTGCAAGGTCCTCGATGCCCAGTGGCTCGGGGTTCCCCAGGCCCGGCAACGGACCATCTTCATTGGCGTGCGCGAAGACCTGGGCAAGGACCCCGTGTTCCCGAAGCCGCTGCCCTACCGCTACAGCTTGCGCGAGGCGTTGCCGTGGGTCGTGCGCGGGAAGTACGGCCCGGCATGGAAATCGGCGGACGCTCCCAGTCCCACCGTCAGTGCGGGGCGGGCCTACAACGCCGCTACCAGTCATCAGGGCCTCGAACTGGTCGAGGCGAAGGTGATCCAGGGACCACAGGGCAACGGGTGGGCCGAAGGCAAAGACTTGACCGACGGGCCAGCGCCCGCCGTCCTGGCGACGCAAACGCAATCCATGCTGGTCGAAGCGCGATTGAAGGGCGGGACGGGCGCGGCGTTCGATGAGAAGGGGCGCGAGTATGACCTCGACCAACCGTGCCCGACGATCCTGGGGACCAAGCCGAACCAGTTCGAGGTGGACATGTCCGGTTACGCCATCGCTCGCGAGTGGGATAAACTGAAGCCCGGCCAGGCGTCGGACAAATACTTCAACTTGGTGCGACCGCATCCCGATCATCCGTGCCCGACGATCTGCGCGGCGCACGGGCATCCAGGGGTGGCGAGCGTCACGCACCCGACGGAGAAGCGGAAGCTCACCATCGCCGAGTTGAAGCGCATCTGCGCCTTCCCCGATGACTTCATTCTGACTGGCACGTATTCGCAGCAGTGGGAGCGGCTTGGGCGGGCCGTGCCCCCAGTAATGATGGCGGCAATCGCTACAAACATCCGCGATGAAATCCTCACTTGAAATCCCCCAGCACTGGACCTTCCGCAGTCGTGCGGTGGCGAAGCACTTCGACCAGCACGTGCGCGAGTCGCTTCCGTGGTATGACCTCGCGACGAACGCGGTGGCCCATTTCGGTCGGCACTACATTCCGCGCAACGGTGTCGTGTACGACATCGGCGCCTCGACGGGGAACATCGGCCTGGCCCTCAAGGAAACGCTCATCCAGCGACAGGCGCGATTCTTCGCCGTCGAAGAGAGCCGCGAAATGGCCGACCGGTATGAAGGACCGCCGCAACTGGTCGTGGCCGATGCGGTGTCGTACGACTACAAGCCCTTCGATTTCGCGGTCTGCTTCCTGGTGCTGATGTTCTTGCCGGTGGACACGCGGGCGTCATTCCTGCGGCGGTTGCAGGGTTTGACCAAGCCGGGCGGGGCACTACTGATCGTGGACAAGGTCCAAATGCCGCCGGGCTATGTAGGGACCGCGTTCAGCCGCCTGACGCTGCAACAGAAGCTCGCCGTGGGTGCGAAGCCTGATGACATCCTGCGCAAGGAACTCTCCCTGGCTGGTTATCAGCGCCCGCTCGATCCGCTGATGCTGCCGAAGGCGGCGCGGACCTTCTTCCAGGTCGGCGAGTTCATCGGTTGGATCCTCGCAGCCCCGGAGCGGTAATCATGGCCGACACCGGCACCATCGCCATTGCCCAACTCGCCAGGCTCTCGGGCTTGACCGACCGCCGGCTGCGCGAGCTGGCAGTCGAGGGCTGGTTCCCGAAGGCCGTGGAGGGCCATTACGAGCTTGTCCCCACAATCCAGGGCCTGCTGCGTTACTACCGCGAGCGCGAGCAGTCGCGGGTCATGCAGGATGCCTATGACAGCATCGGAGCCTGCGCCGCCGCGACCGGCATTCCCGTCTCGACCATCAAGCACGCCAAGCGCAACGGCTGCTCCGCGTTTCGCGGCAGCCGGGTGTATCTCGCCGCGCTGTTGCGATGGCTGTTCGCGTCGCCCGACCGGACGCTGGTCAACTACGACCAGGAACGCGCCCAGCACGTCGTCTTGCAGAACGCCAAGCTGAAGGTCGAACTGCGGCAGTTGAAGCGCGAGCTGATACCGGTCGAGGAAGTCACGCACCTGGGGGCGGAACTGGGCGCGGCCATTCGCAAGGTCGTGACGCGGGTTCACCGCACGGCCCCGTCTCTGGAAGGCCAGACGGTCGCCGTGATCGAAGCGCGGTTGAAGGAAGAAGAGGATGACATCCTAAAGCAGTTGCACACGCTGGATGAGCGGCTGAACGCGTGGCAGCAGGCGGATTGATCGACACTGGACCTTTCACCGGCGCGCCCTTTACGAGGCTAGCCGATGAAAACTGAATCATTACCTGAGACGGTCCAGGCGATCATCGCGCAAGCGGGCGGCCTGGGATTGCGGGGCGCTTTCGTTTACGTCGGTGCAAGCGCCTTCACCTACCGATGTGCCGAACCCCACGGCGAATACCGGTCAAGTCGGCCTTCCCGGCTGGTGTCCGAGGGCGGCCAAGGCTTCGTGGACTACGAGGTTGGCCTGCAATGCCGGGTCAACGGGAAGCGCGGCCACGTGTGGACGCTGATCATCGCCTATGAACCCAATGACGTTTACACGGTGTGGCTGGTCGAAGCGCATCGCCAACGGCAGCCGGGGTCGATGGTCCTGGCCTGCCAGCGGGATGTGTACTGCGACACGCTGCAAGGCGTCATCGAAGCGGCCTATGACCGCGCCATCCAAGAGCACAACCAAGGCTTCATCCCGCTCTCATGAACGCCTTCACCATCACCAAGCACGGGCGGTTCTGGGCGGTCCGCGATACGGCGGGGGAACTGGTCTGCCTCTGCGTCTATAAGCGCGGCGCGGTCGAGGTCGCCCGACGACTTCAGACCGTCGCCCCGGCTTCCCTCGAATTGCATGAGTCCGCGTCGCCCTGGGCCGGCGAGGCCGGGGACAAGATTTCCATGGATTCCCTTGGACACTCTCACCGCTCCACCGTAGCGAGCCTCACGATCGGTGCGGAACAACAACAAAACAAAGAACGGAGCACACAATGAAAAACAACAAAGAAGCGAAGAAAGAACAGACGGCGAAGACCCAAACCCCGACCCCGGCCCCGGCCCCGAAAACGGCGAAGGCCAGGAAGGAACCGGCGGCGAAGGTCGAGAAGGATGAGGAACCGGCGGACCGGCTGCCCGCCACGGTCGAGGAACTGAAGGAGAGCAAGAGCGGGCTGGTGACGTTCCTGTTCCTGAGCGGGAAGGAGAAAGAGGACATCGCCAAGGAACTCGGCGCGGCCTTCAAAGTCGCCGACGCGCAGGCGGTGAAGATCGTGCGCCGGATTACGGGCCGGGCACGGTTCTTCCGGCGGGCCTTCGACCTCATGGCGGCGAAGTAGGCGGCGACCTCGCCGACGACACGGCCCCTCGGGCGACTGAGGGGCCTTTTTCGTGGTCGAACGGCTTCGAGAACCGCCGCGAGAAACGGCGAGAACCGGTGCGAGACGCGCCGGAACCGCCCGGCCAGCGGTAGGCTACTACCCGCGCCTTGAAGCGTAACGTTCCGCCTTCGGGCGTGGGAAAGTCGCGACACCCGCTCATCGAAGGCTTCTGCGCCGCCTGCAAGCCAGCCGACCGCCGTCCTCCGTGGCAGTGGTGCGAAGAACACGTCCACGTCGATGAAACTTCGCCCCTACCGGGCCGGTGGCGTTCGGATGCGTCGCCCTGGGTTCGCGCCGTCATGGAGGATTTCGCCAACAACAGCGTTCGGGACATCGCCGTCCAGTGCGCCGCCCAGAGCGCGAAGACCCAGACCGTCATGAACTGTGCGTGTTGGGCGATTGCGGAAGACCCCGGCCCCGCCATGTGGGTGACGGCCACCAAGGATGAACTCCGGGACTTCCTCCGCGACCGGCTGACGCCGACATTCGAGACCTGCCGCCCGGTCAAGGAACGGATGGCGGAACCGACGCTGACCGGGTTCGCCTTCGACGGGATGCCCTTCTACGCAGGATGGTCCGGGTCGAAGGCCCGGCTCCAGTCCAAACCCATCCGGTGGCTCTTCTGCGATGAAGTGCGCAACTACCCGCCGGGGCGACTGGAAATGGTCCTGAAGCGGACGCGGTCCTTCTGGAACTCGCGCCGGTTCCTCATTTCGACGCCGGGCACCAAGGGCGACGCGATGGACACCGCCTACCGCGCTGGGGACCAGCGGGTCTGGCACTTCGAATGCCCGGCCTGCCAGCGACTTCAGCCGCTCGCATTCGAGCAACTGAAGTGGGATTCGAACGACACCACCAAACCCGAGGGCAAGTGGCGGTTCGACGCCCTGGCCGAGACGATCCGGTTCGAGTGCGTCGGCTGCGGGCAACGGATCAAAGACACGCCCGTGGACCGTCGGTGGATCGAGAACCACGGACGCTTCGTGCCGCAGAATCCCAACGCCCCGAAGTCCAAGGTCAGCTACACCTGGAACGCGCTGCTGCCGCATTGGATCGAGTGGCGGTCCATCGTCGAGGAGTTCCTGGCCGCAGTGGACGCCATGAGGATCGAGGGGGACATCGAGCCGATGTTCACCTTTGTCACCGAAACGCTGGGCGAGCCTTGGGACCTCGACCGGTGGCTGATCACGAGCGATGACTACGTGCAGCAGCGCAAAGGGGACTACGACTTCGGCGATCCGTGGCCGTTGGAGAAGACTCGCTTCCTGGCAGCGGACCGCCAGGCACGCGGCGGCGAACATTACTTCTGGGTGGCGCGGGCCTTCGGACCGGGCGGGGCGAGCCGGCTGATCGGTTACGGTCGCTGCAACACGACCTCAGAACTCGAGGAAGTTCGCCGCCAACTAAACGTGCCGGTGGTCAACGCGATGATCGACACAGGCTTCAAAGCCTCGGAAGTGTACCGGTTCTGCCTCGCGACGGGCTGGAAGGCGATGAAGGGGGATGACGCCGAGTGGTTCCTGAGCCAGGACCCGCGCAGCGGAAAGACCGTGCGCCGGGTGTGGCGCCGCGTGCTGGTCGATCCGAGCTTGGGGACGCGCCGGGCGCGGGTGCGCCGTCACCTGCCGCTCTTCCAGTGGTCGAATCCCAGCCTGAAGGATCACCTGGCCCTGTTCACGCACGGCGTGGTCGGCCAGTGGAGCATTCCGAAGAAGACCGGGCGGGACTATATCGACCAGGTGACGGCGGAGGTCAGGGAAGAGCGTGAAGATGCGCGGGGGCGGATCAAGGTGCTGTGGGTTCAGAAGCGGCGGGACAACCACTACCTGGATTGCGAACTGATGATCGACGCGGCGGCAGTCATTTCGGGGTGCCTGAAGGCGACTCCTGAACACACGCCCGAAAGGCATGAAGAACCGCTGAACTGCTGAATGCACCGAATTTCTTGTAGCGTCTGCTTTCCCACATGATCTCGTCATCCCTCATGTGATCTCGATTGCCCCGTAGTTCGGGAACATGGTCAAGAACTTGGTTTGGAGGTTCGGGTCTGCCTCCAAGTCATTCACGTAGCTTACTATGGCGCGTTCAAAGCGCTCATGCAGCACGATGAGGTCCACCTGATAGAAAGTCGTCCTAGGCTGCTGAATGAACGGCACACCTCCCTTTCCTGTTAGCATGAAATGATACGTCTGTGCGCGCGCACTCGAATAGAGCCCGAAGGAGTGGAGAAGCGAATTCCGAAGCTGATAGAGCACATCCTCATCGCCTGGCGAGAGTGGTTGGAGGTACTTCCTGATGAAACTCGTGAACCTCTGTCCGACCTGACCGATGGTATCGTCACCTGCGTAGAACTTACCCAAGAGGTCAATACCCGCGAGAATAGCCATGCCGCCAGGCCATAGTGCGGAACGCCCAAAAATGCTGTTGCCCGTGGGGTCTGGCATGAGACAACGCAGAACATCCTGCCGCAACAGGTACAGTACGCCAAGCATCCCCGGCGGGCGCCTGGGATTTCGAGGGTCCTCAAAGAACAAGTCTGCTCTGGGATCGAACATCGCGATAGCCTTTCCGGGCTTAAGACTTTGTGGTCCGCCGCACGTCTTTGCCCCTTCGAGAAGGTCACCATTTGGAGTCGCCATGTCGAGAATGATCAGCACGCCATCCGCCTGTAGGGTAGTGTTGAAGCGTAACGTTCCCGCTTGGGCGTGACGGCACGTCCAAGACTGGAAGTCCGGATGCTGGTCCGGGCGCTCAAGCTGCAACTGACCGAAGGGGCCACCCTGGTCAGCGCCCTGGAAGCGCTGGTGACTCAGAAGTGGGCCGCCAACGTGGTCAACGGCCAGACGGTCCTGACCGCGGCGGAGGCGGGCGGGTCGGTTACGTTCACCTTCGACCGCGCCTACACCCCCGCCGAACTCGCCGTGATGGCGGAAGAGTCGTTGGAGTGGGTCAACACCCTCGCCGACCCGGAGAACCCGCCGCTCGACGTGCCCCGCTACAACCGCCTCCACCCCACATTCCACAAGGCTGTCCTGTGATTCCCTTCCTGCGCCGCCTGTTCCCCACGCCACCGCCGAAGCGGCCATCCAACAACCGCTCGCCGCAAGTGGCTAACACCGCCCCCGCCGTCACGCCCGTCCGGCACTATTTCGAGGCATTGAACGTTGTGGACCACCGGACGCCGATCCCGGCCACGGGCCTCTACGTCCACCGGCTGCTGTCCAAGTTCAACCGGCTGCAATTGGCGAGTGTCGCCCGCTACCTTTGGGACAACGTCGGCTTGGTGTTCTACGCCACCGACCTGGTCGCCAACTACTCGACGCCCATGATCCCACGGGCGGCGACGCTCGACCGGAAGTGGAATGAAGCCGCCAACAGCCTCTTCGATGACTGGGCCGACCGCGCCGATTTCACGGGGCGGTTTGATTTCTGGGACCTGCAACGGCTGGGGTCGTTCTACCTGGACACCGACGGCGAAGTGTTCGCGTTGTGGACCGATGAGGCCGGCTTCCCGCAGATCCAGCTTCTGGAGTCCTGGCGCATCGAGAAGCCCACGGTGGCGGATGACCGCATCTTCGACGGCATCCAGCTCGACACACAGGGGCGGGTCCTTGGCTACTGGCTGGACGGCCAGACTTTCCTCGACGCCAACGCGCTGGTTCACCTGTTCGATTTAGAACGGTACACCCAGTACCGGGGCATGAGTCCGATTCGCCGCGGGGCGAATGACATGCGGGACGGGAACGACATCAAGGGCTTTCAAAAGGTCCTCTCGAAATTGTCCACCGTCCTTACCCTCGCCATCCAAGGTGCGCCGCTGGAAGAAAACCCGTGGGGCAGTCCGCCCGAACCTTCCGGGGAAGCCTCGACCGAAGAAGAACCGCCCGCCGAGACCAACGCCAAGCAGCGCGGCTTTACGGTGGCCGACCTGGTTGCGGGCGACATCCCGACGGTGCCGGAAGGCCACGAGTTGAAGCAGGTCAATACGCCGAGTGCCCCGGCCAATAACATCGAAGTCATCAGCTACCTGGCGGGTTGCTTCGTGGCGGGGATGGGCCTGCCGCCGGCCTTCTTCCTCGATGAGAAGTTGACTGGTCCCAACCAGCGGGCGGTCAACGGCAAGGCCCAGCGGAAGTTCGACCGCCGCAAGCAGGTGGCCGCCCGGTTGGGGCGTTCCGCTTGGCAGCGGGTGATTGCCAGCGCCATCACGTCCGGGGCGCTCCCCAGCACCGACGGTTGGGCGCGGTGCGACTTCATCGGCCCGTCCAAGATCACCATCGACGCCGGGCGGGAGATGGCCCAGGAGCGCGAAGATGTGGCACGGGGTCTGATGAGTCGTCGGGACCACTACGGCAACCGTGGGCGATCCTGGCGGCGGGAGACCGACCAGGTCTTCGAGGAAATCGACTACATCCTGGACCGCGCCAAGGCGGTCGCCCAGGAGCACGGCATCCCCATCGAAACGGTCATGGCGAGCTTCGGTCTGGCGTCGGCGAAAGGGGCTGCGGCGGAGGGCGAAAACAAAATGAAGCGTAACGTTCCCGACTCCAGTGACGATGCAGAAAAGTCTTCTGACGATGCTGGCGACGCAGGTGCCGCTGATTGAAGTCCGAGCGGCGCAAGCGTTGCTGCGCGGAGTTCTTCAGCCGGCTGCGGGCGAACCCGAATCCTGGCGCAAGGCGCGTCAGGCATTGGCGCCCCGCGCTATGGTCGAGAACGGAATCGGGGTCCTCGAAGTCAGCGGCGTGTTGGCCTACCGGCCCGACCTGGGGGAGATGTTCTTCGACGGGTTCGAGGACAGCGCCGAAGTGCTGTCCGCTTTCCGCCGCCTAGAAACCGACCCGGAAGCCAAGGCCATCATTCTGAACGTCAACTCGCCCGGCGGATTCTCGGTCGGCGGCGCGGAGATCGCCGATGCGGTCTTCAAATCGGCCAAGCCCACCGTGTCCTGGGTCGGGGGCATGATGTGCTCCCTGGCCTACTGGATCGGTTCCCAAGCGTCCGCCGTCGTGGCCACCCGGAGCGCGATGGTGGGCAGCATCGGGGCTTACGTGTCGGTGGTGGACTTCCACCGGATGCTGGCCAATGCCGGCATCGAAGTGAAGGTGTTCACGAACAAGGAGGGGACCTTCAAAGCGGCGGGGATGTCGGGCGCGCCGATCAGCGAAGACCACGCCGCCGAGTTCACCCGGCAGGCGCAGCGGTCCTTCGACGTGTTCCGCGCCGATGTCTTGCGCGCCCGCGAAGGGGTTCCCGACGATGCCATGCAAGGCCAGGTGTTCGACGGACACCAAGCCAAGCGCCAGGGGTTGGTGGATGCCCTCGGAGACCTCGATTACGCCAAGGCGGTAGCCCGCCGATTGGCGCGTGAAGCGTAACGTTCCCGCTCCTGCAAGAAAGTCATGACCTATGCCTGACAAGATCAACATCCCGGACCAGGAAGACATCCTGGCCATCAATGAACGGCTCACCGCCGACAACCAGCGGCTGACGGCGGAACTGACCGCCGCGACCGATCTGCTCGAAACGGCGCAGCAGCAGACGGCTGCCGCATCCCAACGCGCAGATCAACTGGCCGGTCGAATTGGCCCGCTCGAAACCGCCGCGAAGGTGGCGGGCGAGGAACTCACCCGGTTGAAGGCCGAGAACGCGCAACTGACCGCCAAGATGGCGGACTTCAACACGGCGGTGGCGGCGGAGGTCCAGAAGCTGGGCCTGCGTCCGAAAGCCGCCGACCACAAGGAAGCGCCCGCGCAGACCGATCTGACGCCGACCCAGCGCGTGCTGGCGGTCAAGGGCGTCGGTTCCCTCGCCGAACTCCGCCCGCAGTCCTGAACCCTGACCCAACACCACTCAGCACCACACTTCTATGCCTACCACGATCAGCGACCTCTGGATTCCCGACATCTGGCTTCAAACCATGCGGGAAAAACAGGCCACGTTCCCGATCCTGTTCAACTCGGGCGTCGTCGTCGATAACCCCAAAGCCGCGGAACTCGCTTCCGGGCCGGGCGAAGTCGCGATGATCCCCTTCTTCAAGGACATCACCGACCAGGATGACGAAATCCAGGTCGAGAACACCGAACCGGCCGTGGACAACAAGATCACGTCCGGCCAGATGAAGGCCGTCGCCTGCAACCGGGTCTGCAAAAGCTCGGCCACCGCGTTCGCGGCCCAACTGTCGGGCGAAGACCCGGTGGGCGAAATCACCGCCCAGATGGTCCAGCGCCGACTCAAGCAGCGCCAGAAGACCCTGCTGGCGATGGTGCGCGGGGCGTTCGGTTCGGCGGGCGCGTCCGGTGTCGCCGCCCCGTTGAAGCCTGTCCGCGTGGACGCCTTCGATGAGTCGGGCGACGGGGCGACCGCCGACCAGTTGATGAGCGTCGAACTGTTCATCCACGCCAAGAGCCTGATGGGTGAACTGGCCGATGACCTCATGGACGGCGCGCTCTGGCTCCATCCCACCATCCTGGCGGCGCTCGAACTGGCCGATGAGACCAGCTTCGACAAGGCCAGCCGGGGGCCGTGGACCATCCGCACCTACCGGGGCATTCCGATCTACACCAGCGAATCGCTGGTCCGCGCCGGCACCACCAACGGGTTCGTGTATGACACCTACCTGCTCGCCAAGGGCATCATCGCCAAGGGCGAGAAGCCGCAGAAGACCGACGTGGTGGATGTGGCCGCGCTCCAGATGGAGAAGAAGTTCGGGCTCAATAACGAGATCATCTACGACCGGACCCGGTTCGTGATGCACTTGAACGGCATGAAGTGGGTGGGCACGCCCGCCGCCGAGAGTCCGAGCAACGCCGAACTCGGAACCATCGCCAACTGGAATCTGGTGCTGGCGACCGCCAACCGCGTGGGTGCCATCTGCATCCGCACCAACGGATAACCCGCCATGAGCACGCCCAAAGTCGATCCCTACCCGCAACCAGTAGCGCTGACGGCCCTGGACCTGAAGCGCGTGCAGCGCATGCAGGTCGAGAAAGGCCGCGACGCCCGGTTGCGCAGGCTGGCCCGGCGGAACCGCGATGTGGCCTGGCTGCTGAACCAACCCCAGCAGTCCGCTTCCGCCAAACCCAAGAAGACCAAACCCGGCAGTGAGGGCACGTGACGATCATTGAACAATGTCGCCTGGCCGGCATCCGCGCCCACTTGCTGGTGCGCGGGCGTCGCTTGACGCATGTCCGCAGCGGAACTGAGTTTACCGCGCTCGCGGATCACGCGCCGGGGTTCAAGGCCGCCCCGGCGGCGGAAGGCGAGTATGCGTTCGGCCCGGAGGAACGCAGCCAAGACAGCTTCTATGCCCTGCGCGACGGGCTGCCCAAGGTCGCCGTCGGCGATGAACTGACCAGCGACGGCGGAAGTCATCGCGTGGTGGCGGTCGAGGACACGCCTAATAATCTGCTGGTCCGCTTCACGGTGGAGGTCGCCCATGCTTGACCTCACCGTCCAGACCCGCGAGTTCAACGACGCGGTCAGCCGCTACGTGGTGGCGTTGGGCAAGGACGCCCGCCAGGCGGTGCGGTATCAGTCGATGCTGCTCGGCAAGAAACTGATCCAGTTCACGCCGCCGGCCACTCGCGCTCAGGGCCGCAAGGCCGTGGCCCGCGACATTCAACGCGCCGTCACGCCCCTACGCGTCGCCGATTTCAAAAGCCGCGGCATCCGCAAGCTGATTCGAGAGCGCGACTACACCGCCCTGCAAGTCGTGCTGGCCAAGTTCAAAACAGGTCCCTTCGCCGGGTTCGCCGTAAAGCCGTTCAGTCCCGAACTGCACACGTCTAAACGCGATTCGCGCGGGCGCGTGAGAAAGTCGGCGAAGGTGGCGACGCCGGACGCGACTGAAGTTCGCGACTACATCCGCCAGGTTCAACAGCGCGTCGGTCGCGCAAAGGCCGGTTGGGTGAAAGCCGTCACGCAGTTGGGCGGCAGCGTACCCGATTGGATGGCGCGACACGCCGGCACCGGATCGGTCGAAGACCGGACCCAAAGCCTCAATCCCTACGTGCGGATGCTGAATCACAGCGAGTGGGCCGCGGATACCGAAGTGGACCGTGTTCTGAGCGGTGCCTTTCGCGCCCGCCGCCGGGAGATTGTCGCTTCCATCGAGAAAGCCGCTGCCGACGCATCCCGTAAAGGAGGCTTCCACAAATGAACCTCTGGGAAATTCAAGCGGCGGTCAAAGAGGGCCTCGAGGCGCATCCGACGCTGGCGGGTGTTCCGGTACTGCTCGATGACGGCACTTATGAACGCACGCCCGGACGCGAACACGCGCTCAAGACCGAAGGCGTCGTCCTGATCGTGTGGCAAATCGCCAGTTTCGGCATTCCGGCGCTGGCCAATGACGGCGTGGCCGCGCATCTGGTCTATGTCCCCATCGTCATCGAGGAGAACGTCGAACGAAACCGCCACGGTGGGCTGAACCTGCCCTGGGAAAAGCTGCTGCAATCCGGCCTGGAAGCGCTCAGCGGGCGCAAGGGGCGGTTCGAGTTCCAGATGTATGACCCGGCTTGGCAGAACTTGGGCAAGGTGGACGGCACCAATCGGGTCATCCTGAACCTTCTCACCACCGCCTACGTGAAGCCCCTGACTACGACCGGAACCCTATGAAGCGTGTCGAGACTTTGCACCGTTTGTCCTGGGTGGCGGTCGCCCTCTGGCTGATGGCCTGCCTGTCCCTGGTCGCCGCGACCTCCGAAGCCGTGGACCCGATCCTGCGCGCCGCCGACGTGGCGCGGGAAAAGGACGTGGTCTGGCTTTCCCTGGTCACCGCTATCGTGTCGCTCCTGTTTAGCGCCTGGCTCGTGCGCCAGATGATGAATCAGGCGACCGCGACCCTCTCCACCATCAACGCGTTGACCGAAGAGCTTCGTTCGCGCCCCTGCTTCTATCGGGAAGCGGAACTCGAACGAGACCGTCACCACCAACCTCGAACCCCATGAAGCCCAAACTCGCCCTAATCCCCATCGCCCTGTTCGCCCTGGCCGTTGGCTGCACGACGCTGCCGACGTGGGTCACTCCCTCGCGCATCGAAACGGTCACGCGCCTCGCCGCCTATTCCTCGGCCAAGGCGCTCCTGATCAAGCAACCGGACTCGCGCGCCCAACTCGAAAAGGCCCGTGAGGGCTTCGCCGCCCTGGAAGCTTCCGGGAAGTGGGACCTCGCCACCGCCGCGAGCATCGCCGCGACCAACGGCCTGAACTGGTTGTCCAGCCCCGAAGGGAATCTCGCACTCACCGGCAGCGTGATGTTCATCGATTTGATCCTGGGCAAGCAGGTTGAACTCAGCGGCGACTCCAACGTGCGCGCCTTCATCGTCGGCGCTCGGTCCGGGCTGGACCTGGCACTGACGGCCAAGCCGGCTGCGTTGGCGGCCACCCGCTCCGCGACACCCGACGCGACTTATCAGCGCCTCCTCAAGGAAGCGCAAGCCACCCGCCCCCGATGAACATTCAACTGCTCCAAGAACACTGGGTGAACGGAAGGAAGTTCGCCCCTGGCACCGTGCTCGATTTGCCCGAACCGTGCGCCCGTAACCTCATCGAAGCGGACGCAGCTCGGGAACCCGACGCCGACCCAACCATCAATCCCCAACCTGAACCCACCGAAACGGAGTAACTCATGCCTACCCAAATCACCCTGGGCCACATCGAGGCCCACGAGAAACTGACCGCTCGCCTGTTCGTTCAACCGAGCGGCGAGTCTGGCTACCTGGACTGCGGCAACGTCGCCGACTACAAGCACGTGCCCGAGAACCAGTACAAGCAGCGCATGGTCGCCCAGGGCGGCTTCCGCTACGTCAATGACGAGCAACTGGATACCGTCCACAACAAGTGGGAGTTCACCCTTGATGAAATGGACGTGTTCAACCACCGGCTGCTCAACCTGGCCACGACTCCGTCCAGTGTGAACCAGGCAGCGGCCACCGCCCCGGCCGGCACGGCCACGATCACGGGCATCAAGAAAGGCCGCTGCTTCTTCGTGGGCGTAGTCAACCTCAATACCGTCGTGGTCAAGAAGGGTGTGACCAGCCTGGTGGAAGGGACCGACTACACCCTCGACCTCAACACCGGCATCATCACGATCCTGGCGGGGAGCGTCACGTTGTCGGACGGCGATGACATCAGCCTGACCTTCGGCAATGCGGCGCTCACGTTCGAGAACTACACCGCCAACAGCCAGGTGCTGTTCCGCGGGTCCATCAAGATCCTCGAAACGAATCAGTTCAGTGGCGTGCCGCTGCGCGAGATTACCTTCACCGGTTGCCTGACGGTAACCGCCTGGCCCGAACAGACCGGCGAGTTTGGGAAGTACACCGTGCGCGCCACCCCGACTTCGGCGCCCACGATCAAACGCCGTTACCAGCCCTGACGCGGGCTAACCCTTGAGGGGATCGTCGCGTCAGGCGGCCCCCGAACAACTGGAGCGCGATGGAAACTGAACTGGAACTGCTCGACCCCGTGCGGGTCGTGGACATCGGGACCGAAAAGGTCCAAGTGCGGGAACTGCGTTGGGTCGACACCCTGCGGTTCCTCGAAAAGCTGGCCCACAGCATCGAACAGGTGCTCGGCGCGCAGGCGGTCGGGCCGGACGGGTCCTTCCGACTGAATGCCGAGAAGCTGCGCGAAGCGGTGCTCTCCAGCGGAGAGCTGGCCAATACGCTGCTGGCAAAGGCCACCGGCCTGCCACAGGAACGGCTGGATGCGCTGTCCGCCTCGCAGGCGCTCACCCTGCTCGAAGCGGCGGTGCAAACCAACTTCCGGGAGGACCTGCTGGGAAAATTCCGGGGGGTGGGCCAGTCCCTGCGCGGCGTGTTCAACGTGACCGCGAGCGCCCGCTGACGCGGGCTGTCGATTTCCTGGTCTGGCAGGGCTACCCGCCCGCGTGGGTGATGGGACTGACACTGCGTCAGTTCCTGGCGTTTCTGGACGCCGCTTCCAAGCGCACCGCGCTGGCGGGCAAGGCGCTCGCCTCGGGCCTGCTGACCGGAGGGACCTGAACCGATGCCCGCCGACACCGTTGAAGTTGTCGTCAAGCTGACTGGACTCGCTACGGTCCAGGCGGGCATGCGCCGTCTGCGTGAGGCCGTCACCGGGCCGCTCGAAATGGCGGCGGGCCGGATGCGAGGCTTCGCGCTCTCCATCGGCAGCACGCTCCTCGCCGGTCTGTCGGTCTATCGCGTCGGGGCCGAACTCAAACAGGCGCTCGGTGACATGGACAAGGCGGCGGAGGCCGGCCAGAAGCTCGGCATCGTCGCCGATGAACTCACGGCCCTCGACTACGCCGCGACCATCTCGGAGTCCTCCGCTGAGGAACTTCACAACGCGCTAAAATTCCTCGCCAAGGCCGCCGAGTCCAACTCGGACGCTTTCGCCACCCTCGGCATCGAGATCAAGACCGCCGACGGCCACTTCCGCCCCCACCGGGACCTGCTCGCCGACATCGCCCAGCGTTTCGCCGCGATGCCCAATGGAGTCGAGAAGACCACGCTCGCCTTGGAACTGTTCGGCAAGCAGGGCCTGAGCATGATCCCGATGCTGAACTCGGGGGCCGACGGTATCCGGGAAATGATGGATGAAGCGCGGGCCTTCGGTCTCGTGGTCGCACCGGACGCAGCAGCGGGCGCGAACGCGCTCAACGACAACTTCCAGAAGCTGCACCTGGCGGTTCAGGGTTTGGCTCGGACCGCCCTCGCGGAACTCCTGCCCGTCCTGCTCGACCTGACCAACCGGCTCATCGAGTGGATCAAACAGAATGACTTAGTCCGACGCGGGGCCGAACTGCTCGCGGAGGCGATGCGCTACATCATCTTCGACGTGCAGTTTCTGATCGTCACCGGGCGCGTCTGGTGGCGCACGTGGATGGTCTATCTGGATGCGCTCGCGAAAGCCTTCGTGGCCTTCGGTCGTCTGGTCGCCCGAGTTTGGGAACAACCCATCGAGATCATCCGCGCCTGGATTGAGTACATGAAGGTGGCCCTCCGGGCGATGGGCGAGCTGGCCCAGGCAATGGTGTTGGTCGCCCAAGGTCACTTCGGCGAGGCGAAGGACAAGGCGAAGACGGCGGGCATCGAGATCGCCCAGGCGATGAAGACCCTCGCCAGTTCCGTGCTGTCCTCTTGGGGCGAAACGGGCGACGCATTGCTCGATGCCTTCACTACGCCCTATGAAGGCGCCACCCGGACTGCCGAGACGTTCATCGAGGAAGGGAAGAAGGGCTTCGAGGAACTGCAACGGGCGTTCGCGTCGATCTGGTTCCCGGCTCCTTTGCCGCACGCGCCAGAGACCGGGCGGGGCACGGACTTGGAACTGGACCCCGCCGATGACCGGCGCAAGCGGATCGCCCGCGAGTTGCGCGAAGCCGAATATGAACTCCGACGCCGCCGGCAGGCGGTGGCCGATGAGATGGCCCGGCTCGACTCCGACTTCGGAACCAGAGAAGCGGACAAGTATCAGAAGCGCATCGCTCTGTTGCGCGAAGAGATCGGTCTCATCGACCGCGAAATCGAACGACTGCGCGAACGCCTTGCCGTCGAGAAGGACGCCGATGTCCGCGAAAACCTCAGCCAGTCCATGCGCGGACTGGAAAGCGAGCGGCACGGGGTTCAGACCCAACTGAACCGCGTCGAGAACGCCCCCGATCCGTACTCCTACCGTGACCAGATGCTGGCCACGATGACCGAACTCGAAAACCAGATGGGCACGACGGCGGAGTCGGTCGCCCGTCAGTTCGGGAACGTGATCGGCAGCGCCATCGACGGGGTTCAGCAGGGCATCGAGGGCTTGATCAAGGGCACGATGGATTGGGGCGACGCCCTGCGGAACATCGGTTCCTCGATCATCAACGGCGTCATCTCCGCCATCAGCCGGATGTTCGCCGAATGGATCGTCAAGCGCGCCCTCATGGCCGCCAAGAACATCGCCTTCAGCACGTCCGAAGGCGCGGCGGACGCGGCGGCGAAAGCGCCCGGCGCGTTGATGTCTTCCATTTCCAGCTACGGCGTCGCGGCCCTGGTCGGCACGGCGGCCCTGATCGCCGCCATCGCCGCTATCAGTGGCGCGTTCGCCGAAGGTGGCATCGTGCGCGGACCCGGCGGCCCGAAGGACGACGCTATCCTGGCCCGGCTCTCGAACGGCGAGGGCGTCCTGAACGCCGCCGCCGTCCGGCACTACGGCGCGGGGGTTGTCAACGCCATGAACAACCGCACCGCCCAGTTCTATGCCCAACCTCAAGGCGCAGGCTTCGCCCAGGATACTCGCGCTCCGGGCACGACGGCGGCGGGGTCGGCTTCTCCCTCGGGCCGCTCTGCCGCCGTCAATCTGGTCCTGGTCGATGACCGCAAGCACGCCAAAGACTTCATCGCGTCCAGCGAAGGCGAAGCGCTCATCATGGACATTGTCCGGCGCAAGCGAGTCGAGGTCGGCATCCCGAGTTGACGCATGGAAACGTTTAACGATCACGTCATCCTACCGCACCTGCCCGATTGGACCGAACGGGTCGAATGGACGCGCACCTGGGAGACCGGGATTGCGGGCGCTGTGAACGGTTCCGAGGAACGCGTGGCCGTTCGCACCAAGGGTCGCCACAGCCTGCGCTTCACCGTCTCGCCCTATAACGTCGCCGAACGGGCCTTGCTGATCGACCGGTTGCGCGCTTCAGCCAAGAGCGGCTTGGCGGCGGTCCCGTTCTGGGGCCGGGGCATCCGTTTGGCCGAAGCCCTGGCCGGCTCGAAGACCGTGAAGCTCGCCGCCAGCACACCGTGGGCATTCGGCAGTGGCGACCCGCTGTTCTTCTGCTCCCCGAACGCTGATGAGTATGCGAACTGGGAAGTCCGCCAGATCGTGAACCTGGTGGACACCACGCTCACCGTTGAGGCCGTCCTGACCCGCACCTACCCGGCTGGCTGGTTCTGCTGGCCGATGATCCTGGGCCGACTTGAGGTCGGTGACCTCGACGTGCGGACCGACTGGCACGTTCAAGTCCCCGTTGAAATTCGCCAACTCCATTCCCGCGAAGACCTCGCCCTGATCCCGCCGGAAGTGGATGACTGCGCCATTCCGCTCACCATTCCCGGCGCGGGCGACAGCTTCGACTGCTACGCCTTCGAGAATCCCGTCACTAGCACGCTCGACAAGGGCGCGGGCTGGACCGCCGCCTGGATTTGGGAGGTCTGTCCGTTCGGCGTCATCGCCTTCGATTACTTCGAGACCTACACGCCGCAAGACCCGAGCACGCAAGTTCACGACGGCGGCAGCGGCTGGTCCAGCGCGTGGGTCTTCGAGGCGCAGCCGCCCGAATACTCCGCCTATGACTCCTTTGAAACCTACTCAACCCAGGACCCGCTCACCCAAACGCTCGACGGCGGCGATGAATGGTCCGGCGGCTGGACCTGGGAACCCGAATCATGAAAGCAATCATCTCTCGAACCATCTCGGGCGCGACCGACAAGGTGCTGCGCCTTTCCCAGGAAGGCGGCATGCGCCCCATCCAGGTCGGCAGCGACTGGACCAAACTCATGGTCGGCGTGCGCTGGTCGATGGGTAGCGACGTGGCCGTGCCGACCGGCTTCCGCATTCATTTCGGTCTGGCGGCGGCCGGCGGCGGCATCTTCAGCAGCACCGGCCACGCCCTGTTCGCCCGATCCGCTGCCGCGACTGCCTGGGCCAGCCAGAGCGATGGCACCTGCTGGCACGAGTACATCGGTTCCTGGAGCCAGCGCGGCTTCGGCGACCTCATCAAGCGGATCAACACCACCGAAACAACGCTCGTTTCCGGGATCATGCGCTACCACGACGGTTGGACGCCCAACCGGATGCCGCGTCCGGTCTTGGGTGTGGCCACGGCCTGCTTCCTGGTCTTCACCAAGGGCGCGACCTGGACGGTGGACGCCATCTTCAATGAGGAGTCGTCCAGCACTACTACCTGGCAGACTCGCTCGACCTGCACGCAGGCCAAGTTCATCGAAGCGGGCGAGGCACTGTCGGTTGCCAACGCCCTGACCTTCCTCGGCGCGGGCTTCACCAACCGCACCTACGCAAGCCTGGCCGTGAGCGAGGCGACCAACGGCAACCTGACGCAGGTGGTGGTCGGCGCGACGCATTCGGGCCAGTACCTCGACCTGTCGGACATCATTGTCGCCAAGTGGGCTTGAACGTCATGGCTACCACCTACCTCAGCCGCCCCGTGTTCGACTGGCCCATTGACTGGGCGCGGACCCCGACCGCTCGCATCGAGTATGACTTGCGCGAGATCGACCTGGGCTTCGGCGCGGAAGCCTACTGGGGCGACCAAACGCACGTCATCCAGGTCTGGCAGTTCCAGGTTCAACTCGATTCCGAAACCGCCATCGACGCCTTTGATGACTGGTTCGCCGACCTGAACGGACGGCTGGTCGGGTTCTGGCTGCCGGGACCGAATGCCGCCTTCGAGATCGTGGCCGGCATCAGCACGAGTTCATTCAAGATTCGGGGACAGGGGTTGGCGGCGAACCTGAACCAGTACCCCGAACTGCACGTGGCGTTCATGAAGACCGGCGCGGCCACCCAGTTCGCCAAGGTCCAATCCTGCACGGCCAACTCCGATGGAACCGAAACCGTTGTCCTGAGCGCCGCGCTCGCGACGGCGGTGGACTCGACCTGGCGCGCCGTGACGCTGTCCTATGTTCGCCTGGCCGATGACGCCGAACGCGGCGAGTTCGGCGGCGAACAGCAGATGGTCCGCTTCGTGCGCGTGGTCGAGTTGCCGCTCGAATATGTGGCCTATGAAGTCGGCACCAAGCCGATCTACCTCTACCACTTCTCCACGTCCGGCAGCGGCACGCTCGTTCACTGGCGCTTCACGTCGTTTGCCTGGGACTTGGAAGAGGAGGAGGGCGACATCGTCTGGCTCGCCAAGCGAATCACCCACACGCAACTGGCGCACAGCACGCAAGGCGACCGCGAGGAACTTCAGATCGAAGCCGAGTTCGAACCGGAAAGCCCGCTCTACCAACTCTGCCCGTGCGCTCTCGCCATGCCGCTCGATGTCGAGGTGCTGGTGACCGACTACGCCGACCTGGCCACGCAGAATGTCCTCTTTCGCGGGCGGGTCCTGTCGGTGGATGTGAAGGGCAAGACCGCCACCGCCAAGTGCGCTTCCTTCCTCGACGTGTTCGGCGGCACCGTGCCGCACTTCTTCCTGCAACCCCGCTGCAACTACCGGCTCTTCGAGGCGAACACCTGCCGCGCATCGCAAGCCGCGTTCGAGAAGTCCGCCGCGCTCGCGTCCGCCGCCACCACGACCACGGTTCAGATCATGGGTTCATCCCTCGCCGGGTTGCCGGCCAACTGGTTCGCCGAAGGCTGGATTGCCGTGGGGACCGGGGCGGAGTTTGAGCAGCGCACCATCCTGGCCAGCACCGCCGAGTCGGAAAGCCAGATCACCCTGACGTTGAACCACCGGCTGTTCTACGCTGCCGTCTCCGATCCCTGCAAAGTGATCCCCGGCTGCGACGGCACGCCGGAAACCTGCGCGTCCAAGTTCTCCAACTTCGCCAACTTCGGCGGACACCGCTACGCCCTGAAGAACCTCACCCTGAAAGCGATGGAAGTTCCCAACCTGGACGCCTCCAAGAAATGACTCGCCCACTCATCAACACACCGGAAGAACGCGAACGCCTGCGGGCCATCATCGAGTCCTGGGTGGGTACGCCGTTCCACGCCTTCGCCGCCCTCAAGGGCGTCGGGGTCGATTGTGTTCACCTGGGGGCGGAGATATTTCGCGAAGCCGGTCACATCGAGGGCTACGTGTTCCCCGCGTACGCCATCGACGCCGGCCAGCACGCTGAGCGCAGTGTCCTGCTCGACTGGCTCGATGCCTGCCCGAAGTTCGAGCGGATCGAACAGGGCGGCGAAGTCGGCGACGTGTTCTGCTTCCAGTTCGGACGCTGCGTTCATCACCTGGGCGTGTGCGTCGGGGGAACCCGGTTCATTCACGCCCTGGCCCGCCGCCGGGTGCGGTACGGCCAACTGGATGACCCGACTTACGGCCGGCGGTTGGTCGCCACCTACCGGCCCGTTGTGGAGTTGTGATATGAGCTTTGGTTCATCCGCCGACAACCTGCCCGCCGAGAAGCCCAAGCCGCTGGGCCTGGATACCTCGCGCCTGGACACGCACGAGCAGGGCCGCGTCCTGCCCTACGTGGCCGGCATATTCCGCCTCGGCGGCACCTTCCTGAGCGAGCCGTGGGATGTCCGGTCCGAAGAGGTCAAAAAGAAGGTCGGGAAGAAGACCCAGACGGTCGGCTACAACTACTACTGCTCCTTCGCCGTGGCGTTCTGTTTGGGTCCCATCGACCGGCTTGATGCCATCTACCTCGATGATGACCTGCTTTGGGAAGGCCCCGTCACGCGAGGACCAACCTCCGATTACTTCGACATCACGATGAGCGGGCGGGGCACGCTGCGGCTCTATTGGGGCACGTCCACGCAGACCCAGGACCCCGAACTAGCTACGACGGGAGTTTCCCATCCCGCCTATCGCAACCAGTGTTACGCCGTCTTCATCGAATGGTCCTTGGGCAACCGCACCAACGTCCCCAACGTCGAAATCCAGGGCCGGCGCAAGCCTTCGGTCCCCTGGCTGACGGTGGAAGCGGACATCGGCGATGACGTGAACCCCATTGCGGTCCTGGGCGACCTCTGGGAGTCGCCCCGCTACGGCCTCGGGCTTTCCATCGACCGCCTCAATCAATCCCTGCTGGGCGCCACGGCGGCGACGCTGCGGACCGAAGGCTTGGGCATCTCGCCCGTCATCACCAGTCCCACGTCATTCCAGCAGACGCTCGCCACGCTGTTCGACCACATCGACGGGTACATGACCTATGACGACCGGGGCCGGTTCGGTATCGGCCTGGTGCGTGGCGCAGCGGGCGGTGAACCGACACTCGACGCCACCGACCTGACCGAGCCGCCGGACATCCAATCCGTTTCCTGGTGGGACACCTATAACGAAGTGTTCGTCCGGTTCCGCAACCGGGATCGCAAGTTCGCCGATGAATCGGTGTCCTGGCGCGACCGGGGCAACTTCGCCGTCGTCGGTTCGACGCGGGGGCTGTCCGTTTCTCGCCCGTGGGTGACCCGGCAGAAGACCGCGTGGCTCATCGCCGCTTCGATCTGCCGGCAAAAGGCGCTGCCCTATATCGAAGGCACCCTTCGCGTGAAGAAGTCCTCGGCGGACCAGCTCGCCGCCGGGAGCCTGTTCTACCTCACTTATGCGCCCTCGAATCTGAGCGGCGTTCTCTGCCGCGTTCTGGAGAAGACGCAGTCCGCTCCTGAACGCGCCGAGGTCACGCTGCGCTGGCGCGAGGACCGGGGCTACTTGAACGCCAACCTGGCTGACGTCTCGGAAGACCCGTCGCTGACCGAAGAGACGTTTAACGCATCGGCCCCCAGCGCCACGCGCATCGTCGAGTTGCCCTTCGGCTACACGCGCGAGTTCGACCCTTGGGTGTTGTTCCTGGTGGCCCGCGGCGACCGGATCACCAACGGCTTCAACGGCTACGTGGAAGCCTCTCTGAACAGCTATGACCAGGTCGGCAGCAGTGGCGTGTTCGCCCTCCGGGGCACGCTTCAGTCCGCGTTCCCGGCAACGGTCTTCCGGGAGGACAGCACCGCCGAACTGGATGTGGCGTTCGACAGCCCCGACCGGACGTTGGAATCGGTTGCCTACGACAGCGCCCTACGGGCTGGTCCCATGCGCCTGTTTGTCGGCGATGAGATCATGCTCGGCTACACCGCCACGCTGGTGTCCTCCGGCCGTTACCGGATCAAAGTGTTGCGGGCGAGGTTCGGGACCCGCCGACGTTCGCACCTGATCGGGGCCGAAGTGTTCGCCTTGGTCATCGGCCAGAACCCGCCGCTGACGCACGAACTGGCCTGGAACCCGTCGCTCGCCACGGCACGCTTCAAGGTCCAGCCGTTCCTGTTGCAGGATGAACTCGACCTTTCGGTTTGTCCCGCGATTGCGCTCACGGTTCAACGTCGGGCCTACTGCCCGCCGCCGCCGATCAACTTGCGCGTGTTCGGCGATGGCTACGCGCCCACCTACAGCACCGGCCAGAATATCCTGGTCGAGTGGGACACGGTCAGCGACCTCCGCTCCTTCACGCCCACCACGCAAGACCTCGCCCCGCAGGCTAGCCGCACGCTCATCTCGGTCTATGGGGCGACGGGCATCTTCAAGGGCGAGATCGCCGTTTACTCAGCGACCGGTCCACTGACCATCACCAACGCCGATCTGGTGGCCTACCTCGGCGGCGAAACTGATTTCAGCCTTCACGCTTACTCCGAGCGCGGAGGCTTTCGCAGCCTCGACTATGACGAAATCACCGTCCGCAAAGTATGAATCGAAACCAGTTCAAGTTCTCCTGCGCTGCCGCCGTCGGCTTGCTCGGCCTGGCCGGGTGCGCCCGCTTCAGCGTGACCCAGATTGATGAAAGCCCCAATGAACGCACGATCACTACGCGCATCACGGGCACCGCGTTCTTCTCGAGTGCCCAGACGGTCTCGAAACTCAAGGCCATCCAGACCGACAAGACCCAGAGCTTTGGCACCGACGCCCTCGGACAACACGGCGCCACCAACGTCGCCGAAACCGTCGATGCCTTGACCCGGCTCGTTCAATCCTTGCGCCCAACTCCCTGA